GCTGTATTTAAATGCGAGACTTGAGCTTGAGTATTATTTGCATCACTTGAGTATATAGCAATATTTGTATCTCCTCCTGTAAAAAAAGTTTCAGGGTCAGTAGACCAATTATAAATAAAAGCTTTTGAAAATCCAGAACCTGTACCACTAGTGGTTGCTGATGCAAAAGGTAATCCTGTTATACTAAGATTACCTGAACCTCCAGAAACACTCATTGTTTGAAGTCTTATTTGGACATGAACTAAATTTCCAATTTTAGTATATCTTCCTTGTTGAGTTTGATAACTTACTGTTGGGTTACCACCTGAACCTGCAAAAGCTGGAGTAAAAGTACCTTCTTCGTAGTCGTCAAGTAGTTCTGAATTACCTGAACCATTTGTAGGTCCACCGGTAGCAGCAAAGTTTATACCATGACCTGAGGCTACTGTTAAATCTCCATCTGTTAATGTTAATCCATTAGCTAAAGTTGCACCTGTTGACTGTAGTGTTAGCATATTAGTCCAAGAAAAATTAGGACTACTATTAAAAGTGTTTTCAGCTACTGCAGGGGAAGTGTTAAAGTATATTTCTCCATTACTACCAAGAGCAATTTGATTTTTACTCCAACGAGTTATTCCTGCCCATTGAGGTGAATTACCTGTTCCTACAGCGTAAGCGTTGTTAGTAAATTCAGTATGTAAATCATTTAAACGTCCTGATATAGAACCAAAACCAACTTGAATAGGCTGTCTACCACCAGTACCAGTTTCCCAAGCATTAGGAGATGTAGAGATTCCGACTGCCCCATCAGACCCTCTTAAAATTAATCCGTTAGCGTTGCCATCTGATTCAACTCTAAAGTCTAGGTCTATACCTTCTTCATTAATAACAGTTTCATCACTTTCTAATGATAATCGTAATCTTTCAGTTCCACCTACCATTGTTCTGTGATAAACGAATACATCTTCTGAACCATTACTTGCATCGTCAATTTGAGCAGTAATTCTATAAAAATCTGTAGCATTACCAGCATCATCATTTCCAGCAAAAGTAATTGTAGATAAATTGTCAGCATCAGCTCCATTACCAGCATTTCTATACAAATTTATATTTGGACCAATAGCTGCATCTGTGTCTGTAGATACAAGTGTTAAATTGTCAGAGTTATCTGCTGTAGTAATAGTTATACCAGAATCTAAATCTAGTAATCCCGGTGAAACTTTTGTTATTGCCATTTGTTATCTCCTGCCTGAAGGTATATAGTCTACGTATAAACCGTTAATTGTGTAAGGGGCTTTGGTGTCCTCACTAATAAATGTAAAATTGTTACTGTGTCCACTACCTAATAGTGGTACTCTTATAAGTGGGTTCTCACCACCACCAAAGGTGTTTAAGTTAAATACAGCATCACCAAATTTAGATGGTGGATTAATAATTCCTAAATCAAATAATGTAGGAGGTTGGGCTGTATTCGTATCACCATAATTAAATCTAACTTGTACATCAGGCTCTACTTGTCCTTCTGTGCCACAAGATACTTTTAGGTAATGTAAAGTTTTTAAAGTTCCTAAGTCACCATAATCATAGTCAGGTGTTTCGTATCTTGCTAAAACTTTTGTACCATCAAAAGTAAATCCTGAGTCATGTGTGTGTACATAGCCATCTGTATCTCCGTGATAATATCTTTCTATTGTATTGTTATCAAATCCTGAGTTACAAGCTGTTGACTCTATTCCTCTTGTTTCTGACCATTGGAATCCGTCTGGTCTTAATGTTCCTATAATTCCACGCTGTACATTATTAGAGAAACTTGTATTTGTATAGAATAATCTGTACTGAGATTTTTCTCTAATAACCATGCTACTTATAATAAACGTGTCAATCTGTGTAGCTATGTCTGTTACTAAAGGTTGTATAGCTTTACTAACAGTTCCTAATTCAACGTCACCAATTCTTGCAGTACCAGCAACTGTTCTTAGTCCATCTGGTGCTAAGAATATTAAGTCACCACCAATCTCTTGAATACTATAGCCACTTAAACAACCTACGTTTTCGGCTACAGGTACTACAGCTATGGTTGAGCTGTTGTTTATATTTATAAGTTTATGTATACTGTTTTTACAAAATATAAATAACTCATCACGGAAACTTTTAATACCTACGATTTGGTCTGATATAGTTATTGCACCTGCCCCACTACCACTAAAGCTATCAGGGTCATTGTACACACTATAATAAACACTATCTAAGTTATCTTCTACTCCTGCAGCTATTAAATGATGGTCATGTACTGTTAAAAACTTAACACCTTTTGTACCTGTGACAGTAATTTCTGAACTAAAAAATGTTCTTGATGTTAAACCTCCAGTACCTTCCATTCTAAAACTGTAAGGCTTATTAGCTCCATCTGAGATAATAACTTCACCGTAGTCGTAAGTAGCTCCTTCAAAGATTACAAAACTTGCTTGTCCTTGTCCTGTTCTAGTAAGAGTACTTCTACCTGTAAAGGTACTATAGTCATCTCCACTACCAGATACAGAAGCTCTTCCTATATCTATCCAAGTAGCTCCATCAACACTAAAATAAATAGCTGTACCTGCACAACATATAACACCATCTGCGTATGGAAAAACTCCTAGAATAGTTGTAGAAGCTCCTGTCGGTTGTGTAGGGGTTACATCTCCTACTTTGTATTTAGTGTAACCATTAATTCTTCTATATCCACCTTCTATAGAGACTTCAAAGTTTTTTAAATCTCTAGCTGAACCGGGAGTCTTAAGTAAGTCTATTGAGTTGGAAGACTTAATTAAACCACCAGCACATGCAACGGTATATGGTTGCGAACCTGCCATCTAGAAATATCTCCTATCGTCTGTCATATACTTAGGTGTTGGATTCATAAGATTAGATTTCATCTGTCTTAATTCTTTTTTATATTCGTCTAATGCAAACGAAGCTTGTTGTGGGCTTTCTTTAAACTGCCACACATAATATCTAGTTCTTGCTGTTATAATATTACTATATTGTTCTGGTAAAGTTATAGTGTCTCCATGTGCACTTAACTTTGTTGGTTTCTCAAAAGCATAAAAATGTACATTATAAACTTTGTCAGGAATTGGACTTAATCCAAATTTCCTACTATCTGGAGATTTAATTACAAATTGTGGTTCTCCATAGTTCTGTGAATCTGCATCATCTGCATTTTCAGCATCTCTGTAGTATCTTTTCCAATCAGCTAAAGTCATAAACTTTAATCCTTTAGAAACATGTGGAGCTGATTCTCCACTTACATTAATAGTTGTGACATAAAAATCATCCCAATCTACTGATGCATAGTCTGTAGTGATACTAGAACTACCAGACTTTAAAGTATACCATCTTTGTCCAGCAACTGAAGCGACTGTTACATTCCCATAAAAAGGGTCTGTACTACCACTTAGTCCTGCACTAAAAAATGGAAGCTGAGGTTCAGCATTAGCTATATCAAATATAGATTTATTTACTGCATCTTTTACAAACTGTTGTAACCCTACAGCATTTGTAAAGTTTGCAGACGTAAGAGGAATCTCATTGAGTTCTCTTAATACTTCATTTGTTAAATCTAAATATGTTGTAGCCATTTATATTCCTCTAGCAGGGTTTAGCTTTAGGCATAGCTTCTGCTTTGCCACCATGTCCATAAGGCATTCTCATGGATTTTTTAGCACTACCACCACCATACTTTTTCTTTCTGGCTTTGGCTGCTTCTTTTTTTCCTTGTTCTGTGTATGGGTATTTTTTTCCATTTACCATTGGCATATTTATCTCCTTTAAAAAAGTGGAGAGGTCCGTTAAGACCCCTCCGAGTTGGTATTAGTCAATACCGTAGAATGCACTTACTAGAGCTTCATCTCTAAGTACTTTCGCACCATAGACATGTAAGCCTCTAACTATGTCACCAAACGATGTTGGGTCTCTTAACACTTCTGTTGAGAGGATAGTATTAGCAGTTGCAGTAGATGACATATGACCAGCCATACATTTACCAGCAGCA